TTTGACGTTATTATTAGTCCACAAGGAGGACATGGTGCAGATATTTACAGAGAATTGGGTGCTTATAACGTTTTAATGTATTCAAGAATTGAAAATGATATTTCTAACCCAGACTTTATTACAGGAAATCAAATTGCAAGAATTGGTATTGTAGAAAATCCAAGAAGATCTGATTCTTCTATTTTAACTTTAGATAAAGCTAGTGCAGTTGCTGCACTCAGATTGACAGGCACTGGATACAGTTCTGCAACTTTCGATGCAGATTCATACGTAACTCAAACTATTTCTGCAGGTTCTACTGCAATTGGCAGAGTAATTAGTTACAATCAAACAACAGGTGTTTTAAAGTATTGGCAAGATAGAACAACTGCAGGATTTACCACAGCAGGAATTGGTGTAACTAATCCAACATATGGATTAGATTCTCTTCAGTTTACAAGTACTCCTGGTACAGGAGGAAATCTTACAATTATCCCATCATCTGGGGCAAATTTGGCAATTGATACTTCATTCACAGGTCTCTCTACCGTAATAAATAATCGTACATACTATCTTGGTCAGGAATATACCAATGGTCTTGCTGATCCTGAAGTGAAAAAATATACTGGAAATATTATCTATGTTGATAATAGACCATCTATTACAAGGTCATCAAACCAAAAAGAAGATATCAAAGTCATTTTGCAGTTCTAAAAAATCATGCCACAGCAAACTAATCTCAACGTAGCTCCATATTTTGACGATTTTGATCCTGCGAATGATTATCATAGGGTGTTATTTAAACCTGGATATCCTGTTCAGGCTAGAGAATTAACGAGTTTACAGTCTATATTACAAAACCAAATTGAAAAGTTTGGTCAACACTTCTTTAAGGAAGGCGAAAAGGTAATTCCTGGAAATACTGGTTATAGTCAATTATATTACTGCATTCAACTTGAAAATATTTACCAAGGAGTACCAGTTTCTGCTTATGCGGATCAATTGGTTGGAACAAAAATTACTGGACTAACCTCTGGTGTTACTGCGTATGTTGATTATATACTGCTGCCCGAAGACTCAGAAAGAAATACATTAACACTTTATATCAATTACTTAGGTTCTAGCACTACAAATAATTCTACTCAAGTCTTTAGTGATGGAGAAGAATTATCTTGCAGTGATATTATTACTTCTGGACTAATAGGAAATGCATCCATAGAAGTAGGATCTCCATTCGCAATCACTATTGCAAATGAAGCTGCTGCGACTGGATCTTCATTTCAAATTGAAAGTGGTGTTTATTTTGTAAGAGGTCATTTTGTAAATGTTAGTAGAGAAACTTTAATATTAGATCAATACAGCAGCAAACCTAATTATAGAATTGGTTTGTTTGTAAATGAAGAGATTATTAATGCAGACCTTGATGAAGATCTGAATGATAATTCTCAGGGTTATAATAATTATGCAGCACCAGGTGCAGATAGATTAAAACTTTCAGTAAGTCTATTCAAAAAGGCACTTAACGATTTTGATGATACTAACTTTGTTGAATTAGCAACTGTAACTGACGGAAATATTAGGACAAAGGCACGAAGAGGAGATCTCGGTGGTGGACCAGGATATAATAATATTGAAGATACATTAGCAAGAAGAACATTTGCAGAATCTGGCGATTACTACGTTAAACCATTTGACATTTCTGTTGTTGATTCGTTAAATGATAATCTAGGTAATAGAGGGTTATATAGAGAAAATCAATTAACTTCTAATGGAGAAACACCCTCAGATGATTTAGGAGTTTATAGAATTTCACCAGGAAGAGCATTTGTTCGTGGTTATGAAGTAGAAACATTACAACCTACTTTTATTGATGTAGAAAAACCAAGAACAACCAGATTGATTGAAAACGAGTCATTAATTTATAATACTGGATCATCATTAAACGTCAATAGAGTTTACAGAACTCCAACTATAGGGTTGGGAAATACCTACTATGTTAGTTTAAGAGATTCTAGGATAGGGTCTAGTCAAGAAGTAGCTCCAGGCAATGAGATTGGACTTGCAAGAGTATATGATTTTAAATTAGAATCTGGAACATATAGTGATTCAAATGCAGATGATAATGAGTGGGGACTTTCATTATTTGATGTTCAAACTTATACAAACTTAACTTTAAATTCTTCAGTAACTCTTACTGTACCAACTCATATTAAAGGTGCTAATAGTGGAGCTACTGCTTTCTTAAAAGATCCAGTAACAGCTGGTGTTGCTCTTACAGTTTATGAAAAGAGTGGTAATTTTATCGAAAATGAATCTTTGATTTTTAATGGAATAAACGATGGAAGAATTGCTGTTGCAGTAACTGAACACGGAATATCAAAAGTAAAATCTATTTTTGGAACAACTGATGGTACAATTGGAATTAATACATTTAGTGCAGATGTAATTCAATCTACAGCATTTAATGTCGGAATCGCAACTGTCAGTCCAGGATTAACAAATGGGCAAAGCACTGTCAGAAGCGCAAATCCACTCTTCCCAGGGAATATTGTCATTGGAGATGTAATTTCCTATACTGATATAGCATCATCAGATGATCCAATTTTCGCTAAAGTTGAGTCTGTAGCGACTAATTCAATTACTATTTCGGGTGTTACAACTGTTTCTGGAGTTGCAGATGGAAAACTCCCAGGATCAGCATTAAATGTTACAGATTTCAAAATTTTAAAAACTAATTTAGAGGAATCTACTGATAATACACTTTACACGAGATTACCCAAAGGAAACGTTTCTGACGTTGACTTAACAAATGCATCATTGACTATAAGAAAGTCATTTACAGTCAATATTGTAAATAATCAAATCACTACAGGAACATTACCAAGAGCGGCAGATGGTGAAGTATTTTTACCTTTCACTCCCGCAAGATATTCCTTAGTAAGATTTGATGGATCTACAGAAGAATTAACTGCAGATAAGTTTGACTTTGGTTCTGGTGATTTCTGTCAGATTCGCAATTTGGGTTCTGATGATACTGGAGCGACACTAGTTGCAACTTTATCCAAGAGAAATATAAAAGCAAAAGTAAAAAATAAAAATAAAACAAACGCTATTATTATTGACAAATCCAAGTATTCTGGATCTGGAACTGGTGATACAACTCTTAATGATGGATTAACTTATGGCAATTTTGCATTTGGAACAAGAGTTCAGGATGAAACAATTTCTCTGAACGTTCCAGATGTTATTGAAATACATGGAATTTTTGAATCTTCTGATACAAATGATCCATCTGCTCCAAAATTAACCCTCGAAGCATTAAATACTCCATCTACAACTACGGTAGATTTGACTCTGGGTGAAATTTTAGTAGGAGAAACAAGCGGTGCTACTGCAATTTATGTTGAAAGAAATTCAGATACTGTCATATCAGTTGTTTACAAAAATGATATTAAATTTAAAGAGGGAGAAAGAATTTCTTTCAAAGAGTCTGCATCAACTGGAACTATTACAAGAGTAGATGCAAATAGTTTTGAAATATCAGGAAGTTATACATTTGATACTGGACAAGAGTCAACTATTTACAACTATGCTTCAATCACAAGAAGACCAGAAGCATCTGAACCAACCAAAAAATTAAAAGTTTACTTTACAAGTGCTTCATACGATTCTACTGATGATGGAGATATTACCACTGTAAATTCTTATAAGAATTTTAGTTATTCTAGAGAGATAATGGCAGTAGAAGGTATTCTAAATGCCGATATCATCGATATAAGACCTAGAGTATCAAACTACACAGTATCTGCAGATCAGAGATCTCCACTAGAATTCCTTGGAAGATCGTTTAATCAATCTGGAAATTCTTCTCCAAATATTTTGGCATCGGACGAAAATCTTTTGATCAACTTTAACTACTATCTCGGTAGAATTGACAGAATTTTCTTAAATAAAGAAGGAAAGTTCCAAGTAAAATATGGAACTCCTTCGGAAAATCCAGAAGTTCCTGTACCAGTTGATGAAGCACTGGAAATTGCTACTGTAGTATTTCCACCATATCTTTATAATAACGAGGATGCAGATATTTCATTCCTTGAGCATAAAAGATATAGAATGGTCGATATCAAAGACCTTGAGAATAGAATTAAGAATCTTGAATATTATACTTCACTTTCTTTACTTGAGGCAAATACAGTAAACTTATTTGTTCCAGACCAAGATGGATTAAATAGATTCAAGTCTGGATTCTTTGTTGATAATTTTAATGATTTCAGACCTCAAGATAGTGAAATTCCCATCAATAATAGTATTGATAGAAAACGTAAGGAAATACGTCCAAGACACTACACAAATTCAATTGATTTAATTCCTGGACCTGTCACAGGTTTAGATCCTAATGAAGACTTAGAATTTTCTACAATTGAGGGTGTCAATGTAAGAAGAGACAGCGATGTCATTACTCTTGATTATAATGAAGTTGAGTGGTTGAAACAAACATTTGCTACTAGAACTGAAAGTGTAACTCCATTCCTTATTAGTTTTTGGAACGGAACTTTGGAATTAACTCCAGCAACTGATACTTGGGTAGACACTACAAGACTTGAAGCTAAGATTATCCAGGCAGAAGGAAATTACAGCACTACTTTGGCAGATGCTGCCAGAACTCTGAATGTAGATCCACAAACTGGATTTTCTCCTGTTGTATGGAATGCATGGAATACTCAATGGACTGGAACCACTGTTAGAAACAGCACTAGAACTTTACAATCTTCTAGTTCTCACGTTTTTGGAAGAGGTGGATGGATTAATGGCGGTAGAGGTGGTCCTGCTGCTAGAATTCAAAGAACAACTACAACTACAACCACACAAACTCTTCAGCAGACTATTCAACATGGTATTGATCGAAGAGATGGAATAAGGACTATCGTTCACGAAGAATTTGAAAGACAGTCTGTTGGTGATAGAGTTGTCAATAGAGAAGTTGTTGCAATTATGAGATCTAGAAACGTACAATTCGTTTCTAAGAAAGTAAAACCTCTGACAAGACTCTATACATTCTTTGATGGTTATGATGTAACAAAATACTGTATACCTAAATTATTAGAAATTTCCATGACCAATGGAGTTTTTGAGGTAGGGGAGACTGTAATTGGAAGAGTTGAAAAAACTGGATTAGATCAAGACAATACTACGACTACTCCAGAAATCAGATTTAGAGTAGCACAATCTAACCATAGAGAAGGACCTTACAATTCTCCAACAGTAACATATCCAGAAAATCCATATACTGGTACTACATTACCAACAGATTATTCTTCAACTTCCAGTATTTTGAATGTTGATACTTTTTCACTTTCAAATGAAGTTCAAGGTTCATATTATGGATGGGCTGAAGAGGGAATGGTTTTAGTCGGTGCTTCTAGTGGTGCAACTGCAACTATAACAAATTACAGACTCGTATCTGATTTATCAGCAACTCTTATTGGTAGTTTCTATATTCCCGATCCAAATAATCCAAATCATCCAAAATTTGAAACGGGAACCAAAACCTTTACAATAACAAATGATGAAGATAATGATGTAGATAATGCTACTACCATTGCAGAAGAAACCTTTACTTCATCTGGAACTATTGAGACTGTTCAAGAAAATATTATTTCTCTCAGAAATGCTAGGATTGAAAGGCGAAGAGAGTTCCAAGAAAGAAACGTCAATAGAGATCTTGGAACAAGAGTTACTTCAAGTAGATCTACCAGTAGTACAAGAGAAGCTATTATTGGTTGGTATGATCCCCTTGCACAATCTTTCTTGGTTGAAGATGATACTGGGGTATTCATTACAAAGTGTGATGTATTCTTCCAATCTAAAGATGACATGGATATTCCAGTTGTCTTCCAGATCAGAACAATGGAAAATGGATTCCCAACTCCAAATGTTCTTCCATTCTCTGAGATTGTTCTAGATCCGTCTGACGTTAATATTTCTGCTGATGGATCAGTTGCTACTACATTTGAATTTAAGGCACCAGTCTATCTTGCTGGTGGTAATACTGAGTATGCGATTGCTTTGGCATCAAACTCTACGAAATATAGTGTTTACATTTCTAGAATCGGAGAGAATGATATTCTGAGTGATACATTCATTTCTAACCAACCATATCTTGGTTCACTCTTTAAATCACAAAACGCATCTACTTGGGAACCAAGTCAATGGGAAGATCTTAAATTCACCTTGTATAGAGCAGACTTTGTAGAAGCTGGAAGTGTCGAATTCTACAATCCAGAATTGTCAGAGGGTAATGGTCAAATTCCAACTCTCATGCCACAATCGCTGAACTTCCAGTCAAGACAAATTAGAGTTGGTCTAGGAACTACTTTAGGTGATACTGGATATGCAAATGGAAACACCTTCACTCAGACTGGAACTAATGCAACTGGTAATCTTGTAGGAACTGCAGGAAGTGTTACTGGAACTTTAAGTATTACCAATGCTGGAATTGGTTATACTCCTAGTATTGGAGGCGTAACATTTAATGGTGTTAATCTTGTTACATTAACAGGAAAAGGAAGAGGTGCTACTGCAAATGTTACTATTAGTAGTGGTGTCGCTGCAGCAGCAACTATTTCTAATGGTGGATCTGGATATCAGGTTGGAGATGTTTTAGGTATTTCTACAATTGGAATTTCTTCTGTCGGTAGAGATGCAAGACTGTCTGTTGTTGCAATTGGTCAAACGAGTGAACTTATATTAGATAATGTACAGGGTCAGTGGATTGTTGGATCTGCTAATACTATTTTCTATACAAATAGTTCTGGAATTTCAACCGAATTAAATTATGATAATGGTGGCGATATTCAAGTTTCAACTATTAATGTTGATCGTGATGGACTTCATGTCAAAGTTGACCATCAGAATCATGGTATGTATTTTGATGACAACTTAGTTAGAATAACTGGAGCAGAAACTGATGTAAAACCAACTAAATTAACTGGTGCTCTTTCTCTTGGAGATACAACACCAATTACATTAGAGGATGCGTCTTCATTTGCACAATTTGAAGGTGTTGGAGTGGGAACTACTAATGTGGGATATGCACTCATTGGAGATGAAATTATTGAATATACTACTGTTGATGGAAATAATCTTGGCGGTAATATTGTTAGAGGATCCAATCAGAGAGGAGTATATCCTGTAGGAACACCTGTTTATAAGTATGAACTTAATGGAATTAATTTACATAGAATCAATAAAGTTCATGACTTGTCCGATTCAACTGTAACAAATCCAATAACATATGATTCTTACACTATTAAGTTAGATACATCTGAACTCATAAATTCTAACAATGATGACAGAAGTGATAATGTAGGATTCCATCAATTATATCCAACTACCACAAAATCAACAGGTGGATATAAGATCAGAGCATCTCAAAATATGCCATTTGAAATTGCTACACCTCAAATTCAGACATTAACAGTTTCTGGAACGAATGTAACCGCTGAAATGAGAACTTTAACAAGTCAATCAATAAGTGGATCCGAAATTCCTTATGTTGATGCCGGATACGAACCTGTAACAATTAACGAATCAAATTACTTTGAAACTCCAAGAATGGTTGCATCTAAAGTAAATGAAGATGCAAAACTTACCAATATTCCTGGAGCAAAATCTCTGAATCTGAGAATGTCTCTTACAACTACTGATACGAGAGTAAGTCCTGTTATTGACTCCCAGAGAGTTAGTGCAATTCTTACTTCAAATAGAGTTAATAATCCAA